AAGTCTCATCTCAGCCGAGATGATATTATCTGCCATCCACATAAATTCCTCATGCAGGTGCTGAGGTATGTGTTGCTTTGAATAAGCATAAATTTCATCTATCAAACAAATAAATTTGTCCCAACCACTAATATCATAGGAAATTTGAAAATCTCCTTCCAGTAAAGACCTGGCAAGGGCATCAAAACCGCCAGAATAAGGATTAAAACCATATGCTGACCATTTGAAATTTTTGATTCTCTCACAAACTTTGAGAGTAAATTTCTTCTGATAAATAGCAAATTCAGCAGGGGGGATTTGAAAAATCCGAAGTTTCCCTCTCTTAATATCATCAAGAGCAAGAACCTCATGCTTCCCACTGGTGTTCCAAATGACTTGGCGACCAGGAGCATGAGCTACAAGATCTTCCCATCCTGGATGCTGAAAAAGGTCTCCTTTACTACGAAAACCCAAATAGGTCCAGGGCCATCCAGGTGATTTTGAATGGTCAATCGAACTGTAAATATCCTCGAGATTTGAAATTGGATCAGTTTCTATCTCTTTATATTGCACAGCATAAAACCGACGCATAAAATCCACCGCATCAGGGTTGGAACGGAATGTTATAGTATCTCTACCTTTCGCATCCCATGAAGTAACCGTCGTATTATAATTAACAGATGTTGGTAGAACATTAGCAAACTTGAACTCAGTTTGCATAGCAATTCGGGTCCCTTTCATACCTTCAATATGCTTAGAAGGAATCACATTATACATGTTCTTTCCAGTCAACTGGGAAGCTGGTAACTTTCCAACAGTTGTCATATGCTTATAAAGCTGGGCCTGGGGAGGTCTCATTCGAGGGCCAGCCTGTAGCAAACTTCCTTCAACAACATCTTTATAAGTGAGATCATAATCAACACAGACACCTTTGTTATTCAAACCTTTCACACTATCACCATTCGTCCCAAAATGGATGCCAATGACTTCCAAAGCGCTATTGACAATCAAACCACCACATGAATTGTTGGAGGTTGTGACTGAATGGTAGACAATGTTTCCACGTCTTCTAACTTCAGTTGCTGTAATAACCTCAGTAACGGTCTTTGGGTCATATCCCACATACAACCCAGCTGCCAAAAAAGTATTAGCGGGACACACCTTATAGGCATTCTTCTTTCCAAAACCACCAATCATGAAATTCTTCATGGGAATAGTGAGGAAAGCAAGAACACCATCAAGGTGCTGAGTCCACTTCTCCTTCTTCGGAAGGGGAATTTCTTTTTTGTTTTGAACAATGTAAACTCCCTCTTTACATTGATGTCCGGTCATAATCCAGGTAAGCTCACCCTTGTACATTATGAGAGCTATACACCCCCAATAACCATTCTCTTGTACAGAACTGGCATAGTACATTTTGACCAAACCCCGATGATAATCATCCTTGCTGATACTAGGCAACGCCGAAGCGGCTTCCACAGCAGGTAGTTTGGGAGCACATGGTGAGAGTTTTTTAACACCCTTGCCTTGCACCGAAGGAGTGGCAAGCCACTCATAGTATTTAGCCACTGTTTTAGTTTTTGGTCTACTACAGTAGTTGCACTTACAATCCTTTTTCCTGACTTTGAGATCAATAGAAGGAATCGCTGGTGCTTCAACACTTGGGGTTTTAGAAACGGGCGTTTCCACCTTAGGAACTTCCTTGACAACCTTTGTTTCAAAGATCGAATTCAATGTAACAGGAGTCTCAACAGACTCAATCATGTCATAAAAAACTTTGATCTTTTTCGCAAGATTGGCACGATCCTCAAGTAAGCTCATTCGCTGTTTCGATACACGATTCAAATCCATGCTCAT